AGGGATTAGTGCTCAAACCCTGCTGACCTGCGGAAACGTTAGTGCTCGTTTCTGCACGCCGCCCTGCTATGTCCGGACAGACCGGACACGTCGCCCTAGGCAACCATCCGATTTGTCCGCCGCTATGTCCAGGTATGTCGTTGGTACGCTGAGGCAACCTGTTCGTCTGGTGAACTGGACCGGCACCGGCGGCGCAGCGGATAGGCTGGTCACCACCACCTGAGAGGGGAACCGTGAACCTGATCGCACGCATGCGACGTGCAGGCCTGCGTTGCCTGGGCATCGTCAGTCCGTCCAAATCGTTCATCAGCGATTGGGCGATCGACGTAGCGGCCGGGCCACTGCCGTCCGGACGCCCGGCACGTTCAGAGAGCGTGTGCCAGCCCCGCGTGGCCTGCACGTGCGGTGTTGTACCGGATCACCTGCGTGGCGCCAGGAACTGCGGTGAGGCAGCGTGCTGAGCGACTACATGTCCGTGGGCGGGCAGGAACTGTGGAACACCGTGCGCACGCAGGCCTATCTGGCCAACGTGGGCAGCCCGTTCACCTCGGGTGCTGCGTGGTGTTCCTGCGCAACGCTGACGCGGCGGATGCTGGATCCGGACGGCGAAGCGGCACCAGCTACGTACAACACGCCTACAGCTGATCCAGCGCCGTGGTACGACGCAGACCTACCCGAGACGGCCGGATTCCTCGGCTTCTTGCCGCTGAGCATCACGGGGACCGAGGACAACCCCCGGGCGCGCAATATCACAGGTGCTGTCGGTGGCGGTGGTGTGTTCGGCCCGAGCCGGGACCTTCCGCGCACCGTCACGGTGACCGGGCTGCTCATCGGCACCAGCTGCTGCGCCGCCGAGTTCGGCATCCATTACTTGACCGAAGCACTCGCAGGCTGCACCGGCGACTCATGTGACGGTGACTGCGTCGAAATGATCAACTGTTGCCCGGACGCCGCGATGACGCGCGCCGCGTTCCTGGCCAAACACCGGCGTACGTTCCGGCGTACCGCACTCGTGTCCGGCCCGACGGTGACGGACCGGGTGGGCAGTGGTGGCAGCTGTGCGGCCGGAACGTGCGGCGCCAACGGTGACATCATCCAGGTGGAATTCGTCCTCGTCGCTGCAGCCCCGTGGCCGTGGACCGACAGCACCCCGTTGCTCGATGTGAATCTTCCGATCGGCGGCACCGGCGCCTGTATCCAGTGGTGCATGTCCCATGCGGTCGGCGACAACGACCCCGTGTGCGTGGCTGGCGAGTGCGTGCACGCCAACTGCACATCGACCACCGATCCGTGCGCGGACCCGCTGAAGGTGGTCCTCGCACCACCCTCGCCGGTCGCACCGGACCCCAGCTTCTGCATCCCGCTGGCATCCGAGCGCGCTTGCTACACCATCGACCTGTCGACGCGACCGCAGTGGTCCGGCGACGTACCCATGATCACTGTTCTGGCCGGATCGTCCGCGCTGCGCAACTTCCGGGTGTCGATGTACGAGCGTCAGGCAGGGACCACGCAGACATGCGCTGAGATCGCCGACCAGAACCGCTGCTCGCCGGTCAACGATTTCTACATCACCTACATCCCCGCCGGTGGCGCAGTCACCATCGACGGGCAGACCGGGCGCGCCACGACCGAATGCGATGGTGACTGCCGGACGGCGTCCACGGTGTTCGGCAGTGGCGACGGCGGTCCGGTGAAGATCACTGAACTGGCATGCGCCAGTTACTGCGTCTGCCTGGAATCTGATCCTCAGTTCCCGCCAGCGGCTGACGCGTCCATGACCCTCGCGGTGTCGGGTCGGGTGTTCTGATGTCTCTCGGGTGTGCGACGCACTACTACAACATCACGGACCGGGACGGCGGCATGGTCACCGCGTCCGGTGTGCTGACCAACATCACGTACGACCGGGTGCTGGACGACGCGTCGACGGCGCAGGCTGTGATCGGGGTGAGCGGTGCGAACTGCTGCGCCGAGCTGGCCAACATTCGCGCGTGGCGCCACTACCTGAACATCTTCCGGGGCGACGGGTTCATCTGGTCCGGCCCCATCACCAACGTCGACTGGTCGTTCGACAGCGTGACGGTGGCCGCGACCGACATCATCGGTCTTCTCGATCGGCGGGTGCCGCATCAAGACTTCACCTTCACCGGCACGGACCTCACCGAGATCGCCCGCCAGCTGATCGACGACGGATTCACCCCGGACGACCCCGGTCACACGGTGACGGTCATCGGATCGGCCGGTGTGACCGGCGGCCGTGAGTACAGCCAGAACATAGGCCAGACAGCCGACCACTTGCGCGACCTGGCTGACGCCGGTATCGACTTCACGGCTGTGGGCGCCAACATCGTGCTGTTGCCGGACGACCACTGCGAGGTGGTAGGCAGGCTGTCCGACGAGGACTTGCCGGAAGGCGTCACCGTGACAGAGGACGGTGCCGCTCTGGCGACTCGGTGGATCGTCGCTGGCAGTGACGAATCCGGTGTCGTCGGTACGGCCGGTGGATCGGATCCGTACTACGGACTGCTTGAGGTCTACACCGAACAGACGACCATCACGGACCAGGCTTCGGCCGATACGGCGGCTGCTTCACGACTGGCTGTCAGCACGGCGTCTGTGACGATCGATACACAGAACGTGACACTGTCACCCACTGCGAACGTCGACGTGCTGTCGCTGGTGCCCGGATGGTGTCTGGTGATCACGACCTCGTCGACATGCAGGGACATCAGCCAGCGACTGAAGATCACAGGTCTGCAGATCAGCGAGGACGGCGGTACCGGTGACACGCCGGGTCAGGAACATGTGATCGTCCAAGTCGCTGCGTCCGGCGCAGAGGAAGGAAGTGTGGTCTAGGTGGCGCAACGGTCCAGTCCAGCCAACCGGCTGCCGGGCAACCCGCTCGGGGGTGTGCTGCGCGCAACGGCCCGCAACGCGCGCAGCACCACGCGCCGCAGCAAGTCCATTCCGGGACCGGAAGGCGCAACGGGTCCGGCCGGTCCCGAGGGCAGCACCGTTGCGGTACCAGGGCCGACAGGTCCGACAGGCGCAACGGGTGCAACAGGACCGGCAGGACCCACAGGTCAGACGGGTGCAACGGGTGCAACAGGGCCCGCCGGGGCCGACGGTGCGCCCGGTCTGATACCGCAACGGGTGCAGCTGGCCAGTGCAGCGGGTGGCTCGGTCACGTGGACGTTCGCAACACCGTTCGCAGCACCCCCGGTCGTCATCGCAACGGCCGGATCATCGACGCTCGTCACGGTGTGCACCATCGCGGCGACCACCACCACAGCCGTTGCGGTCAGGGTGTGGCAGCAGGCAACGGCTGGCGGCGCCTTCGCGCTGACGGCCGGTGTCACCATCAACCTGGTCGCGTTCCCGCTGTAGCACCGCACGTAGACTGTCCGAGACCGCTGAACCGGAACTGAAAGGGGTGGTTGTCATCGCACGCGTGTGTGTCGACGGCTCAGACTTCACGATCAACCCGGATGGCACACTGTCCATCCGTCGCGATCAAATCGGCTTGCGGGAACTGCTGACGTTCGCTACCCCGGGTGTGTCGACCTTCACCAAAGCCTCGTACCCGGATCTTGTACGCATCCGCGTCCGCGTCATCGGCGGTGGCGGTGGCGGTGCTGGTGCCGACGCGTCGCCGGGTGAGTCCGTGGTTCGGGCTGGCGGTGGCGGTGGCGGTTACAGCGAATCTGTCCTGGATGCTGCCGCTCTCGGTGCCAGCGAGACGATCTCTATCGGGCTCGGCGGCGCGGGCGGTGTCGGCAACGACTTCGGGGACAACGGCGGTGACTCAAGCTTCGGCGGATTCGTCCTCGCCCGTGGCGGCGCAGGTTCGTCGACGGCAGGCACGTCGGGCACCAACGTGCAGTCTGTACCCGGCACGCCGGGCGCCGCCCCGGGGATCGGTCAGATCACCTCGCCCGGTGGTCCCGGTGGTCCCGCAGTGCGGTTCAACGGCGTCGACGTCATGGGCGGCGAAGGCGGCGTCGGCGGTGGCGGGTACGGCAGTGGCGGAAACGCCCGCGCCGCCGAAACCGTGGGCGCGCCGGGTCGTGGCTTCGGCGGTGGTGGTGGTGGTGGCCTCAGTCGTGGCGCGACCATCAACGGTGGCGCGGGCAGCGGCGGCGCAGTCTTCATCGAGCTTTACTTCTAAGGGGTAGTTGCATGGCAAGGTGTGGATGTGGCGGAACCTGCGGGTGCGCGCTCACGAGCAACGCCGCTGGCGGTACGACCGTTACGGGCGCCGGTACACCGGCGAATCCGTGGCAGGTCGCTGTGTCGATCAAAAACTGCACAGACGTCCGGTCCTGCCTCAGCGGTAATCAGGGCGTAACCTTCAACCCTGCCACCGGTGTGATCAGCGCCTGTGTGTCGCCGAACGCTGGCAACGGACTGACCCGCGATGCGAACGGCTGCCTGTTCGTTGGCGCCGGTGCGTCGACGGTGACAACCGGGTGCGGCGTCACCGGAACGGGCACGCCTGCCTCGCCGGTAGCGGCTAACACGCAGGCCTGGCCGTACGCCTGCGACGTCGCCACACAGGGTGGCGTCGTCACCTGCGACCCTGCGACCGGTGAGCTGTACGGCGAACCGCGCGGCCACTCGATGATGCAGACGGTGTTCTTCGACCAGGACTATCCGAACCTGGCCGTACCGGCTGGTGCGTCGCAGTCCAACCAGGTCGCCACGGTGACTATGAACGTCACCAATCCGGACCCATGCCGCACGTCCATCAACATCACCATGCAAGAGGTCGCGGTGACGTTGCAGCTTCCGGCCGGTGCACGCGCTGAATACGGCTTCGACGGTGACAACATGGTGCAGCACACGAACCGTGGCGCCGCCACCGAGACGGACTTTTACGTGCAGGTGGCCAAGACAGTGAACCGCGCGGTCATCGCCCCGGGGGCCACGGTCGCCAACGCGTTCGGTGTGTTCCTCGGTCTCGGCACCAACGGCGCAACATACACTCACATTCAGGGCATTCTCAGAACCTTGACGATTACTCAGTAGTAACTTAGCTGAAGGGCTTGACATGACCACCACTGCGGACGATTCCGGACTGCCTACGGTCTACTGGCTGTACTTCGACTGCACAGGGGACGGGACCGGGCGCGGTGTCGGCCGGTACGGCAACGATGTGAGCCCCGCCAGCAACCCGCCCGTACCCACCGGCTGCGTCGAGATCACCAAGGAAGAGTACGAGTCGCGCGTGTCCAGCGTCCGCGCGAGCAACGACGAGGTCAAAGCGGCGTTGGTCGCCGCAGACCGGCAGGCAGTGGACGACAGGATGGCCGACATCGTCGCGGTCAAGGTCGCCGAAGCGCTGGCCGCTCGCGACGCGGCGACCGGCGCGTAGTCGTACGTACATGATCGACTCGGACACGTTCGGTAACGCACGGTGAGAAAGTCACGTAGTGTGGTCGATGAACGTATCCGCGAAGCGAGAGGCAACCGCATGGCCAAGGGCGAGACCTATCCGGGCGCGTCTCGGGACCACTGGTACCAGGACAAGTACCCCGGCGACGCGATGGACACGAACGTGGTCGTCTGGCACACCACGGAAGGGCGCACGCTGCCCGACTACGACGGCGGGGCTACGGCACCCAACTTCACCGCGGTGCCCGACTTCCGCGCCAAGAAGTTGGTCTGGCACCAGCACTTCAACGTGGACGTGTCCGCGCGCGCCCTGAAGAACAAGCCGGGCGGTGTCGAGACGAACACGATGAACGCATGTCAGGTCGAGCTTGTGGGCACCAGCGACCCCGTCACCCACGGCAAGTGGTCCGCCGCGCACCTGTACACCCCTGAGCTGCCCGATTGGGTGATCCGGGACCTGGCCGCGTTCGCCAAGTGGATGCGCAGCGAGCACGGTGTTCCGCTCACCAGCGGCGTGTCGTTCAAGCCGTACCCCGACTCATACGGCGACAACGGCGTGCGCATGAGCGGCGCCAAGTGGTCCGCGTTCAGGGGCCACTGTGGCCACCAGCACGTGCCTGAGAACGACCACGGTGACCCCGGATGGTTCCCGATGGCGAGGATCCTGGCTCTGGCCAGCAAGCCTGCGGCACCGAAGCCCCCGGCCACACCGCCGGGCAAGCCTGCAGGTAAGCCTGTGGTGTGGCTGTCGCACCTGATCGGCGCGGCGAAGCGCGACCCGTCGGGTGCACAAGGTGCGACCACCTACAAGGCCGAGGTGCTGCTAGTAGAAAAGGCTCTCGTCGCGCTTGGCTACCTGGACAAGAGGTGGGCTGACGGCAGCTTCGGCCTGAAGACCCGCGACGCGTTCGGCGTGATTCAGCACCACCTCGGCTACACCGGCGACGACGCCAACGGCATACCCGGCAAGCACTCGCTGACCTGGCTTGCACTGAAGTCGCAGACGTTCCGGGTGGGTGACTGAGCCATGGCTGACGACGGGGGTAACAACCAGGGTTTGGCGCTGGAAATATCGGGACTGCGGGGCGAAATGTCAACATCTTTCGCGAAGATCGAAGGACAGCTAGGTCTGTTGGTGGCCTCGGACGTACGGCGGGAAAGGGATCTGGCGCAGCTGGATGCCCGCGTGACGGCCCTGGAAGCTCGCAGAGTGCCATGGGCGCTCGTCGCCGGTCTGAGCGGCGCAGTGAGCGCTGTAGGGGCGGCCGTCAGCTTCCTAGCGCAGTAGGTGTGACCACAGCAGAGAGCCCCGCCGGAACGT